AGAAATGCAGGCTACGGGTATAGGTGCTATGAATAAAGCGCAAGCATTACAACGTGCGGAAGTTCAAAAGGCTATTCGCACTCCCTTGACTGGTATGTTTGGTTTTAGTCCCGGTTCTATTGACCCCAATACTGGAAATCCTTATGATGCGAATGGTCGTATGGTAAAAACAAACGGAAGTTCTACAGGAGTTGAGCCTGCTTTTAGTGATGTAGGAAGTTGGATTGATGCTGTAGAAAGTAGTATTAAATCAGGTTATTGGGGCGGTCCTTTAACTGACGCTGAGTACGATAATCTTTCATCCTCTGGTAAAGCTAAATATGACGAAAAAGCAGCGGATAATGGCTGGGAAGGTGGCGGTGTATCTACTGGTAAAGGTGCAGAAGGTAGATTAGGTGATCCATCTAGAGGTGGAGAAGTTTCTGCAACACCGGGCGGTACTGGAAAAGGCCGTACAGATTATAGCGGTGGCTATCAGGGCTTTGATGCAATTGCTGCAGCAGAGGCACAAGAAGCGGATGAAGCCAGTAAACCATCAGGACAAAGTTCAGGTAACTGGGGTACTACAGCAAGACAAACTTCAACAGTTAGTAGAAGTAGCAACGATGGCGGCGGCGGCAGAGATAATGGTGACGACGGCGGCGGCAGAGGCGGCGGCGGTAGCAGCGGTCCGGGTAATGCAGGTAGCGGCTCGTCTTGTTTTGCTGCAGGCACTAAGTTCTTTATGGAAGACGGTTCACTTAAAAATATTGAAGATATTAAAATTGGAGATGTTTTACAGCGAGGCGGTAAAGTAAGAACAACTATTGTTGGTGATGGTTTATATGAAAACTGGTATTTGTATGGAAATACAAAAGTAACAGGAACCCATACAGTATTTGAAAACGGCGCATGGAAACGTGTAGCAAATTCAGATAAAGCAATACCTACTGATAAAGACGAATTTATTTACACGCTTGTAAATGAAAAACATCGTTTGATTGCTGAAGATGGTGTTATGTATGGAGATTATGATGAGGTGGATAACCTTGACATAGAAGACGGACTTCTTGAAATGATGAACCTTCAGGATGCCGTAGAAGAAGCAGCATAAAGTAGCTGCATATTAGTTGGCCTACCCATCCCCCACCCCCGACAGGTGTGGCTACGTTGGCCCCAACAAAAGGAAATACAATGAACGATACAATTATGGCTGAAGAAATGCAGTCACCAAAGAAAGTTGCGTTTGCAAATCGTAAATACACTAACGAAGAAAAACGCAAGATGGAAGAAGAAGAACTAGAACAGCTAATGAAAGAACAGCGTGGTGAAGTAGAGGAAGCTGAACCACAAGAAACTGAACCTACAAACGCAGAAGAAAAAACATTTAAGAAACGTTACTCTGATCTACGTAGACATCAACAGCAGCAGGCAGAAGAATTTAAAAAAGAGATTGAGGCACTAAAATCGCAACTCAGTCAAGCTACTAAAAAAGAAATGAAGCTGCCCAAGTCTGATGAAGACATTGAACAATGGGCAGCAGACTATCCAGATGTAGCAGCTATCGTTGAAACAATTGCTATGAAGAAGGCACGTGAGCAGGCAGCTGCTTTGGAAGACCGGATGAAAGTAATTGATGAGATGCAGACTAGTGCCACTAAAGAAAAAGCAGAAGCAGAACTAATGCGATTGCATCCTGACTTCGATGAAATTCGTGACAGTGATGACTTTCATAATTGGGCAGAAGACCAACCTAAGTGGGTACAAGATGCCTTGTATGATAACGATAATGATGCACGTTCTGCAGCACGAGCAATTGATTTGTATAAAGCTGACATGGGTATTGCTAAAAGCAAACCTGCTAAAGATAAAGATGCAGCTAAGTCAGTATCTACAAAGAACTCAAGAAGTAGGCCACAAGACGATGAGTCTTCGACTTACTTAAAGGAATCACAAGTACAAAAGATGTCACCTCAACAGTATGAGAAGATGTCTGACGAGATCATGGAAGCTATCCGTAGTGGTAAGTTCATCTATGATGTATCTGGCTCTGCTAGATAATATATAAAAAAGTGTTGACAAATAGTTATTTTTACGTATAACTATAGTCAGATTAGTGTAACTGTATTGCGCAATATGGTTACACAACAATTCGCAAACAGCAAAGTCTTACGGATTACCTGAAGAACATGGCCCGTTGAATGGTAGGGCGGCCACCTTACTAGAATACGCACCCAAGTGAATCAGCCTCTGATTAGTCTTGTGAGTTTGTATCTGTGAAATGCTATAAAATTAGGAGAAAATATCATGGCTTTTACTACCGCAGCCGGGTATGGTAACCTTCCTAACGGCAATTTTAGCCCAGTAATTTACAGCAAACAGGTGCAGCTTGCGTTCCGCAAGTCAGCTGTTGCTGAAGCTATCTCAAATTCCGACTACTTCGGTGAGATTGCTAACATGGGCGATTCCGTGAAGATTATCAAGGAACCCGAAATCACAGTCAAGGCTTACGCCCGTGGTACAACCATCACGCCGCAAGACATTGACGATGAAGACTTCAACCTGACCATCGACAAAGCTAACTACTTTGCGTTCAAGGTTGATGACATTGAAGAGGCACACTCACACGTTAACTTCCAGTCACTGGCAAGTGATCGTGCTGCGTATCGCCTTGCTGACCAGTTTGACCAAGACGTTCTTGGCTACTTGTCAGGTTACACTCAGTCTGCTCTACATGCAAATGCTGACACAGTAAATACAACCGTTAACGGTTCAAAAGCTGTAGCAACTGCAGGTTCAGACGAACTGCTTGCCAGCATGAAGCTGGACGCAACTGACTTTGCTGGCTCAGGTGTTGCTGGTCAGTCAATCTCAATCCTGCCACGTACAGGTGCAGGTGCTGCTCCAACTGGTAACGGTGAAGCAAACCCACTTCAGGTCATTGCTCGTATGTCACGTCTGCTCGACCAGCAGAATGTTGACACACAAGGCCGTTGGTTGGTTGTTGATCCTGTATTCATGGAAGTTCTGAAAGACGAAGATTCACGTCTGCTCCAAGCAGATTGGGGTGGGTCAGGTCTGCAGAACGGTTTGGCTCTTCCAAACCTGCATGGCTTCCGTGTTTACGTTTCAAACAACTTGCCATCAATCGGAACTGGTTCGGCTACAACTGGTGGCATGAACGCCTCTAACTTTGGCGTGATTGTTGCTGGTCATGATTCTGCTGTTGCAACTGCAGAGCAAATCAACAAGACCGAAACCTACCGTGACCCTGACAGCTTTGCTGACATTGTTCGTGGTATGCATTTGTATGGTCGCAAGATTCTTCGTCCTGAAGGTCTTGTTAACGCCATCTACAACTTGGCTTAAGGGGGGGATTTAGACATGCCTAACATTACCGCACTTCTTCATCCCGCTTCAGGGAACTCACAGCGTGGACGTAACCCGTACTACGTTGATGTGACCATTGACCTGACCACAAATAGCATTGCTCCCGGCGATACTATTCAGGCAATTACCGTACCTGCTAACACGCTAATTTTGGCTGCAGGTTTCCAAGTTGTTGAGTCTGCTACCATGAACACTGGTACAGATGCTACTGCTGCCCTTGGCTTCACCGGCGGTGACGTTGATGAGTTTGCTGTAGCACTGGACATTGATGGCGCAGCAGACGGGGCTTACGCTCCGCAGGTTTCAATTGATGGACTAGCACCATCTACAACTGCTGACACAATTGACTTTGTGTTGGCTGGTAGTGGTGCATCATTTACGGCTGGTAAGCTACGTGCTTATGCCATTATGATGGACATCAGTGACCAAGGTGACACGACTGCTAACGAAGTAGACCGTGACCAACTTGCCTAAATAATGTGTTGGGGGCAGGGCAACTTGCCCCCTCACTTCTATGAGATTTAATAAAGGACGCACAAATCATGGCAATCACAACTGCAATGTGTAACAGCTTTAAACAAGAACTTCTTGGTGGTGTCCATGATTTGGATACAGACTCCTTGAAACTTGCTTTGATTAAAGCTACACCGACTGGCACATATAATGCCAGCACAACTAATTATTCAGATGTCACGGGTAACTCTGATGAAGCATCTGGCACAAACTATTCTGCTGGCGGTCAAGTACTAGATGGCGCAACTATTTCGCTTGACGGTTCTACCGCTATTGTTGATTTTACAGATGAAGTATTCGCTGACGTTACTGTGTCTGCTGACGGTTGTATTATTTATAACGCCGGACAAGGTAACAAAGCAATTGCTGTTATTGACTTCGGTGGCACAGTAAGTGCTACTGCTGGTGACTTGACTATTGAATTTCCTACCGCTGATGCAAGTAACGCTGTAATTCGTATAGCGTAAGGACATAAGCTGTGGCAGATACCGTACTAAACTCCGCTGTATATGGCGTAGGCGTTTACGGAACTGCAAAGTACGGACGCATTGAAGTTGTTGTTTACAATCTTGATGCGGCTACTGCAACAGGAAGTATTGGCAGTCTTACCGTAAACACTACTGCAGGTATTTCCGGTGTTAGCGCAACAGGCACAATTGCTCCTGTAGTTGCTGGCGGGTTTGAAATTGACATTAGCGAAGTTATTTCTGCTGGTGTTAGTGCAACAGGTGCAGTAAATACTGTACAAGTAAATGTAACAGAAATACTAGGTAGCGTTAGTGCTATAGGTGCAATCGGCACACTAGCGATTAGCAATACTGTTACACTTACAGGTGTTCAAGGCACAGGTGCTGTAAACACTGTAGAAGATAAACCAACAGAGGTTTTAAATAGTGTAAGTGCTACTGGTACTGTAAATGTAGTACAAATAAATGTAGCAGAATTACTTGCAAGCGTAACTGCAACAGGTTCTATAGGAACATTAGAACATAGTAACACAGTAACGCTAACAGGTGTACAAGCTACAGGTACTGTCAATACAGTTGAAGACAAGCCTACTGAAGTATTAAACAGTG